ACAAATGAAAAAATTTCCTGGAGCAGCTAAAAATCCTAATTCGAGGCTTAGGCAAGCAAGGAAAAGATGGAAATGTTAAGTGCCTGACAGAGTTGATATATCGGATAAAACAGCAGTCAGCATGCCCATGCGCAACCTTCTCGCCATACTTTCGGCCACAGCGGTCGGTGTCTGGGCTTTCTTCGGAATCCAAGAGAGGCTAAATACTTTAGAGACACGTGTAACGCTATCTGAGTCGGATCTTACAAAAAACACGGAATTCCGCATAAAATGGCCTCGTGGTGAAATGGGCCAACTCCCCGCCGATAATGAGCAGTATATGTTGTTGGAATTTCTCTCGGGGCAGACCGAGTCCATTCAGGAAGAAATGGAAAGTATGATGAGTAATACGGTAAATATTGATTTTTTAAAAAAGCAGGTAATGAAATTACAAGAAGATGTGGAAAAGCTAAAGGATAAAGTCAGAAACAATGGAGGACACAAACAATGATTGTCTTGAAAGTGATCGCTCTCTGCATGTTTGTCAACGGGTCGTTGGATGGGCATATGTTAGTAGAGGGAAATAAAATAAGTAAATGCTTGAAAATTAAGAGGGAGGCTGAGAGGAACTTAGCTGATAATAGAGCTAATGTAATCCGTTATGAATGTGGATTTGTAACAGCAGAACTAAAAGAAGACGCAGAAGGCAATCTTAAAATATATAAAATAATTGAAGATAAGTACGGCCATAATTAAATGGTTCAAAAAATTACTACGGATTATTTTACTCCTGTTAAAAAAAGAACAAGCATTGGTTGTTCTTCTAGATCAAAACCTAAAAATAAACATAAAAGATTATCATGGAAAAAATACAATCGGCAAGGAAAAAGATAATAGACGACGTTAGATTGTGGTCTAAACACTATCTTGAAGTTCCTAATCTTCATTTAGGTGGAGTTCCAGCATGTCCTTTTGCTAAAAAAGCATGGCATGATAAAAAAGTTTGGGTAGCTGTGAAAAGTAAAGGGAGTGTGTATAAAACAGAATTAAATAATCATATTAAAAATTTAAATTTTAAAGTTTCAGAAATATTAATATTTTGCGATCCTTATTATAGCTATGCTCCCAATGATTTACATAGGGCTACCGAAGAGTATAATGATCAATATAATTTTGATAATCTTTATTTTATGAGCTTTCATCCTCAAAATCCAGCTACTAAAAAAGACCAAGAATTTTTAGTAGCTCCTGAAGGAGAAATTCCAAAGGTAGAAAGTAATTTAAAGTATTCAATGATGCTAGTACAAAAGTTCTCGCAATTACAGCAAGCTTCTGATAAATTAAAAAAACAAGGCTATTATAGTCAATGGCCTAAAGGATACTATCGAGACGTCGTTGTATCCAGAGAAGATAAATACAAAAAGATCAATGGAGGTCTATCATGATGGGTAAAAAGAAAACTGCTAAAATGCGAGGTGGCGGAAAAATTAAAAAAATGAATATGGGTGGACGTACAGGAGACATGATGTATTCAAGAGGTTATGGAGTTGATGAAAGATCTAAACGTATGCCTACTGAATTAATGACTGCGCCAGGAATGAAAAAAGGTGGTAAGGTTGGAAAGAAAAAACAAGGCTATAAAGCACGCAAAGATGAATCTATTGCAATGCGTATTAAAAAGAAAAGAACTAAAAAACAATTAAAGGCAAGTAGAAATGAATCTTATGGCAAGTCTGGTAGTAAGGCTCGTAAAAAAGGTAAGATTAATAAATAATGCCAACTTATGCTACAACAGCGACGTTTGATTTATCTATTGATGAAATAGTTGAAGAGGCGTTTGAACGTTGTGGCATACAGGACCGTAGTGGTTATCAATTAAAAACCGCTCGTCGTTCTCTTAATCTTCTTTTAGCTGAATGGTCTAATAGAGGACTTAATCTTTGGACTATACAACAGCAAACTGCTGCGCTTGCAGCAAATATTACTAGTTTAGCGGGAACAGCTTTATATGGATCAGGTGCTAATGCAGCATCTGAAATTGTAGAAATTACAGATCTAGTTATTCGTGATTCTAGTAATAATGAATATTCATGTTCTCCTATTAGTCGTTCAACTTATTTAAACTATACAGTTAAAACTTCTGGTGGGAGACCGACACAATATTATTTTGAAAAAACTATTAATCCTACTTTGTATTTATATCCTGCAGCAGATGTAGCTTACACTGTAGTTTTTTATGCAATGCTTCGAATGAAAGATTCAGGTGCTTATACTAATAACAGTGAAATTCCTTTTTCTTTTTTACCTTGTCTTACAGCAGGTCTTGCTTATTACATTGCTTTAAAATATGCACCTGAAAGAACACAAATTTTAAAGATAGCATATGAAGAAGAATTTAGAAGAGCTGCTGATACTAATAGAGGAAATGTAAGTTCACACTTTGTACCAAAAATAGGCATCACAGCAGGGACATATTAATGGCAAGATATTCATCAGGAAAATTTGCTTTACGTATTTCTGATCGAGATGGACAAGCTTATCCATATAATGAAATGGTTCAGGAATGGACAGGGGCCTGGGTTCATACTTCAGAATACGAGCCTAAATCTCCTTTATTAAATCCTACTAATCATCCAACAGATGCTCAATCCTTAGCACATGCTAAACCACAAGTTGTTTCTGCAAGAGTTTTTTTAGGGGGACCACAAGGACCCGCTATAGCTAATGCTGATGACATACCACTAGGACAATATAATAGTGGTGGAGATGGATTGGCTGTTAATAGTTTTCAAACACTAGATGAATCGTTTACTGCTTATCATGCTAATGGAGTTAGTTATGTAGGCACGAGAAAAAGTATGATGCCGTTAAGTGCACAACAACCTAATAAGAAAACACAATTGATCTCCCGAACTGGAAATGTTACAGTGAGTACATCATGACCGATTATTCCGATTTAAATGATAATGTAAGAAACTACACGGAAACAGATACTAATGTTTTATCCGATGCTATTATTTTACCTTTTATAGAATCAATAGAGGATCAAATTTTAAGAACGGTTGATCTTACTTATTACCGTAAATATGATTATGCTACATTAACTATAGGTAATCCTTTTTTACCATTACCTGGTGATTGGCAAAATTCACGATTTGTTCAAACCTACGATGCTACTTCAGCAACTCCAGACAGAACGTTCTTGCTACAAAAAGATATTTCGTTTATGAATGAGTATTGGCCTGATAGAACAGCAACAGGTACCCCTAAGTATTATGCTATGTGGGACGACAATACGCATTATATTGCGCCAACCCCGGACGCTGCATTAACATGTGAGCTCGCATACACGTACAAGCCTGATGGCTTATCCAGTACACAAACGTCTACTTGGTTAAGTCAAAATGCTCCGAACGTGCTTTTATATGGTTGTATTTTACAAGCACTTGGATACTTGAAAGGTCCAGCGGATATGATACAATACTATGATAAAATGTTTAATCAGTCTATGCAGGCTCTCGCCACATATGAGATGGGGCGTGACCGTAGAGACGAATTTCGGGACGGCGTTATTCGTATCCCTCTCGAATCAAGGAACCCATAGGAGATTATTATGGCAATTACTCAAGCTGTATGCAACAGTTTTAAAGTGGAGATCCTGAAAGGCCTACACAATTTTACGGCTACGACAGGGAACGCTTTCAAACTAGCGCTTTACGATAGTGAAGCAACTTTAAGTAAATCAACAACTGTTTTTCAACAAACCGATGAAGTAGCGGCTTCAGGAACTTATTCTGAAGGCGGAGGAGCTTTAACATCAGTAACACCTGTATTATCAAGTGATACTGCTGTTTGTGACTTCTCACCAGACTTATCATTTACAAGTGCAACAATTTCTGCACAAGCTGCTGTAATTTACAACAGCTCAACTGTAACAGGTCTAACAACCAATGCATCTGTCTGTGTTTTAGATTTTGGTGGTGTCAAAACTTCAACCGCAGGAACATTTACAATTACGTTCCCTGCTGCTGAAGCAACTGCTGCAATTCTAAGAATCGCATAAGGAGATAATTTATGGCCTCCGTCCAAGGATGGGGCCGACAAACTTGGGGCAGTGGTACATGGGGACAATACGCTCCTGTCGAAGCAACGGGTGTCAGCCTCACTTCAACAACTGCTACCCCAACTATTACGGGTACATGTAACGTAACGCTTACTGGTCTTGGTAC